ATTGCCAGATGTGCATCTGATTGTTGCAACTGTACCAAAAGTTGTGGTAGAAAATCATCAAACCACAATTCTGCAAATTTTGAACCTGTATCTATGTCAGTAACTCCCTCTTTTTTCTTGTTTTGGGGACTAAGATTTGGACTCAACAGTGCCCACAACGAAGTATTCATATAATTCTTGCCAGTTTTTGAGCCCATTTCGGCATCATTTGGATCGGGCTTCAGAGAAATTGGTTTTGCAATTGCGACAGGCAAAGAGAAATTCATATACCACTCTCCAGCGACATCAACTGGCATAATGCCTGCCATTTCCTTCTTGTACCAATCGACAAAATATTCCTGATTGGGAATATAAACGTCATTGAAAATACCACCAACTTCATTAATATGTTTCGTAGTTGCAAAAGAAACTCTCATACCAAATTTGATATCTTTGAAAAGATCTTTTAAGCGTATTTTGCCAGAAGAAAACAACTCTTTAGCTTCGTCGGGCACCTTTGCCCATATTTGCTTAATACCTTTTTGAAAATCAGTAATGTTGCAAGTATGTGTGTTGGCTTCGCCAGTGGCAGGGGGAGGCCAAGAAAACACGGTGTTACCTTCAAACAAAGATTCCTTTGTTATTTTATCCAACACTTGTTGTATTTGTTCTTTAACCTTTATCTTAATAGCATCGAGCCCACCCTGAGCAGCGGCGGTCATAATGAATGCAACCTGCGAACCTGCACACAATTCCATCTGTCTATAATCTGTTGGTGGGAAAGAAAGGCTCACAGTTTCCCAATAGCAGTGTTCCCAACCGGCTTCTGAAAATGTGCCATCTTCTGGTATATTCGTATAGTCATCTTGGGTTGCAAGAATATTAACTACGTTTGTTAATGGGTCTGTTGCAGATAGATATGGCTTGGCAATAATATCTTTTGGTACCGGATGATCAATTCTTGCTTGAGCATAAAGTGTTGGATTGTGAACCAATATTTGTTCAACCCTAGGGTCAAATCCGGGTAAGTTTGCTTTGGGCCAATCTTTCATTTGCTCCACTGCATACTCTTCACTCCAAAAGGATGTTGGCATTAGAACATAACCAGTATCGTGTCCGGGTACGATAAAGTTTGGTGAATCCGGGGGGATTTCCGTAATCTGCAAAGTCTCTTTCCCATCAACGAATACTTTTTTAAATATAGCTAAATCACCCTCTTTCTGCCAACATGTTCTCCATTCTATTTTAGATGTTCCAGGCTCATCTCCTTCAACGGATTTTTGGCTCATATATTTATTGGTCGGTGGGTGCCATCCAACAATCTCGACACCATCGTTAACTGCGGGGTCTGGTTTTAGGAATAATCTTTCACCCCTATAGTTTCTGCTTGGCAACAAAAGAAGATTCGAATCATCATATCCTCTAATATCTATGCCGTTGTACGAAGGCAGCAAGTCTGTTTTTCCTCGATCCTCTAACCATTGGAAAAAGGTTTCCATTGGTCCGGTATACGCACCATAATTAAATTGCTCTAGGCTATCAAAATGATTTAAGTCATACCCATACAAATATTGAGTCGAATCTGCAAATTTTTCCGGTTTTTTTCCATAGTCTTTTATATGTTTGGCTTTTGATAGCAGCCAATCAATGCTGCTATTGTACCAAAACCAAAATTCGGCTACTAAGTCCGGATTAGCACTTACAGCCTCTATTCCAGCTTTGGTTAAAGGAAATCCGGGTTGTTGTTTTTGCCACTCAACTCCGTAATGATGCCATTTTGGATCTTTATAAAATTTATTATGATTTGGGGTCAACTCTCCAGTGGCGTTATATTTATCCAATGCAACTTGCTGAGTCTCGGCCTGTGTTACCCACTCAAATCTCCAAGATGATCTTGGGTGAAACCATTCATCTGGGTATATTGCTTCAGAATACCATGGTGAATATTCTCCGTTATCTATCCACGTATTCTTAAGCTTGTTATCATTGAGATCAGACCCAGCAACTGTAGAGTTCAAACCGCCTTTCCAATAGTGCCCTTTGCCTCTAAGATCCCACCAATCAGGACCAGATGAAGGAGCGTCTTTGATAAAAGAATCTAAAGCTTTCATATACGCCGGCGTAGCTAGTCCAGCGGTTAATACTGTAACTGCGGCTCCAAGAACGGTTCCAACTACTGCACCAAGAACATCACCGATTGTTTCCCAAATACTAGGGTCATCATAATCGACCAATGGTATTTCAGTTGGCATAAGACCGCCTTGTTCCACTTGCCAATCGGGCGGTTGCCACTCTTTTATATTGACATTAAAATATTTGTCAGCCGATTTTGCCATCGAAGCGTATACATAATGCCAATCAGAAACATAGTCTTCGTGAACCGCCTGAGAGAGGTCAACACCATAAAAGTGTTGTAAGAACCATATACTACAGTCTTCTGCGAAAAGTTGTGCTGGTCCCCATGCGCTACCGGGCGTATCTCCCTGGAACAGATCTGTTGTGTGCACGTATCCGCCGAACTTTTCATCAAATGTGGTTGGGAAAAATATTTCATATGGATTTGCAGGTGGCGCAATGGGCTTGCCGGCTGCATCATATTGTTGTTCTAGTAATATAAAATCATTTGGTGCCTTTCCATCTTCTCTTTTCCCCTTGTCGAAATCGATATATCTCCAAGAAAGAGCATTCTTCTCTTCTTTATTCAACTCGAACTGCCACGACTTATAAGCGCCAGTAGCTCCTACAAAATTATAATTCTTTTTAATTCTGTCTCGCCAACCAAAGATCAGGGCCTCGTGGGCATCGAATAAGATTTCCTCTGCTTGCGCATCACTTAATACTTCTTCGGAACCTAAATCCAAATTTAATTTTGGACTTTCGTTAAGCTCATATGTCACATAAGGTTCATATATAAAACCGCCCCTCTTCAAAAATTCTATCTCACCCGAATCGCCCTTATCTTCAGATTCAAACCACCCTGGGGCAACATATGCAAATCCACCTGTTGACTCTCCCGCAATTGGAGATGGCTCAATCGGCTCTGGGTATGTCAGAATATCTTCGATTGGTACCGGGCTGTCGGCAACAATTTTAAACATTTCCTTACGAAGCATGCCACTCTGCTTGTTCTCTTCAATGAAATGATATTTTTTATCCGTATATCTCAACATCTTTTGTACAGATACGGCGTTCGCAGCAAACGATTCTTTGATAAAGTACTTAAGAGCTTTTTCAGCAGTGATCGGATACGGGGGTGGATCAGCTAGTTTGTTGTTGAGAACGCGATTGAAAAACACCATATGTGCTGCTTTGTTAAAGTCAGCATAATATTGATGCCCCTCGCTTTTAATAGCGTTAACCAGTTTGCCATATATCAGGTCAATCATAACTTCTGATGGCACAAACGATTGTGGCATGCCAAACTGAGATATAAACGGAGTGCTCCTAAGTATAACTTCTTTTGCGACCAATTGTATGTTTGCATCAATAACTGCCCAAAGAGAGGAACGTTGCCATGAAGAATGCTTATTCTTGTCATTAGGGTCATCTTCTTCGGACCAATCATAATTTTCTTTAACAATCTTTTTAAATCTGTCCGGATTGATCATCGATTCTTTGTCGCTATCTTCTGGATCGTATGCGACATCAATCAGGTCCGCTGACACTAATGGGTTTGATAACAATCTAACCTGTTCAAAATATTGCACACCATACTTCTTGGACATTCGCATCTTTGAATCGCGTATATAAGCAGGGCTTGTTCTGGTGTAAAGGGCGTGGTGCCAATTTGGCATATGACCATAGGCTTCTGCCCCAGGTAAAAACTGTAATCTATGTTTAAATTCGAGAGCTTTGCCCATTGTTTTCGGAGGCAAAACATAGTTGTCAGATATCCACAAATTGGAAGTAGACATCGCCAAAGCGACTTGTCCAAACATAGACTCGACCATTAGGTCGTAAAAATTATAAAGAAACTGATCAAGGGCAGCGCTTTGAAATTGCACCATCGTATCCTGTTGTGCAGCTTGGGCAATGCCTGTCTTGACCGGACCTCCACCTGCAAATTTGTTTCCATACACTGTATTGCTAGCCTTTTCAGGCTCTGTGGGTTTGACCTTCGTTTTAGGAAAATTAGACAGCAGGATCTTGATGAACGCTTCCACTTTCGCCGGCCTTTCTACTGGATTAATGGCCAAATTGTTGAGTAAGTATTCATATATGTCCGGGTTTTTATCCCAATAAAAAGGATCATCAGCGTAAGGACTAAAAGAAATAGACTCGTTGGATGGCGCATCGGACATCCCAAAGTTGCCTAGCGAAAAAAGATCTGAACTCTCATTGATAACTAACTTTATCATCGTAGTGTCTTTAATCTCGCCCGGTTCTGATGGGGGATTTAAACGATACTCTATGTAACTAATTCCACTATCAGATTCAACTGGTACCGTCTTAAACCCAACAATAACATCTGTGTCTGAAAAGGCCGACATAGCTTCGTTAATTTGAGGCTCTCGCTCAAAAGCGATGGCACGATAAACAAACGGCGACTGTCGAGAAAACACCTGAACTCCATCAATATCTTTGGTGAAATTTGTCAAAGCATCGTGAAGAGCAGGTAAAACTCTTGGATATTTTATTCTTTCCGAACGGGCATACCAAGAAAATGGATTACCGTCATCTGTATTTGGATCACGCACTGTTAAAGCGGTGCCAACCTTATTGTTGGGTACATCGGGTGGCAGAGTAGGAAGAGCATCAATGTAATCCAAAAACGTTGCCTTGTTACCTTCCCAAATATCATCTCCAGGCTCCCATTTGTAAAACAACGGGTCCGGATCGATCCCAAACAACGTCATAAACATAGTACCAAACGATAAAGACGGTCTCTTTTGCACTGGATCTTCTTCTACGAACGAATTTCGGAACTTCGAACTATCGAGAGCCAAACTAAACATCACAGGGTTGATCAGGTTGGAAGAAGCTAGGTCGTTTACCGTAGAAACAATTTCTGGCTTTACATCGATTGTTTTCATCAAACCCTCGACTCCCGGCACAACTTTGCCAGTTTCCAAATCAAATTCGGGTGGTTTGCTGAAGATTGGTGGGATTAAATTGGCCATAGCTTCAGGATCTCTTAAGAGATTAGACAGTTCTCTAAACACATGGTGATCCAAATTCATTTCTCGATCAAAAAACTTTTTGATGTCTTCCGGATTTTTGCACTTGCCGGCATATCTGTTCAACATTTGTTGACCCGGAGGTGCATCACAAATTTCAGGCAGGCGCATCTTTTCTGTTATAATCGCTTCAGCTTCTCTCAAGGCATCTGCCCCAACAGAACGAGCCAAACATTGAATCAAATCCTCAACCTGTGCAGTGGTCGTAAAATGTTGGCCAAGCGTATCTGCAAATTCATCCTCGATTGTCTCAAGAAAAACTTCTACAGTCTTATCAGTAGGTGCACCGGACATTGCACCCACCACTTCGCCGGAAGAAAGTCTAACAGAAACAACTTCCAAAAATTTACGCCCTAGATCTTCTTCGTATTGTTCCAACGCAGAGGCGACTTCTTCATTACAGTTTGCAAAGATTCCATTAACATCTGCATCGTTTGGAAAAGCTGTTGCATCCAACAGTTTGTTTATGGGCATACCACCAAAATCTTGAGAAACATCTCTTCCCAAATCTGGGTCTACCTGATCCGGACAAGAGAAATCTGGACATTGCATCAGCCAATCCAAGAGAGCCACCAACAAAGAAATTAAAAACTGGACCAGGAGAGCTTCTAGGACCATTTTCAAAACCGAAACAATTTGAGCCATCAAGTCATAAGTCGGTTTTCTATAATCCAGTGACGGCCAATTAAGACAAAAGTCGCAAACATCTGCTAACGTAATAGTCTTCATAGAAACGCCAACACCACCTTTGACGTCAAAACCAGCTTCTGCTTTAGTCTGGTATTGTGCTTCTGCGGCGACAGCCATAGGTACAGGAAAATCAGGAGGTGTTGATGCTGAAATTGTTTCTTTACCCTCTGCCGAGGCTGCAGCGCTCCATTTTTTATTTCCATAAAAAACAGGGTAATCTTCAGGATTAATAGTCGGATCCGAATTAACTTTATTCCAAGCCGTGGCTAATTCATCGGCCTGCATTTTTTTAACTTCATATTCTTGCATGCAATCTGCATATTCTGCAGATCCAGGCTTGAATTTTTGTTCACATTCGTTTTTAAACTGTTGAGCTTCTTCCATTGCTTTAATGTGCGCGTCTTCCGTTGGCACATAAAATAGAGGCTTTTCTTCCCATTTACCAGTATCCGGATCGTATGTAACATCATACTCTAGCTGGTTTTGTGGAACACCAGTATCTTCTGGTGGTGGAGGCTGCATTTCTTTGAGTTCTGATAATGTTGGTGGTGTATAATATGCAGATAACACCATTTTTCCGCCGGCGGGAGGCAAATTCCAGCCGGTTGTATCGAGTGATATGGTTAGCTCATTAGCGCTTGTTATAGTTGCTGCATGACTTTTGTTAATCTGATTATCTGCTGGTGCACCTTTTGCGTCGGTTACTCCAATAACCCCCTGTATTACGATTGACACATTTTTGGGATATGGAGATTGTGGCAATGTATTGTCGCCAACTGTCGTAAGAGCTTCGTTTTGGCCTAGGCCATGGCCAGGAGAAGAAATAATTGTTTTTGCGCCCGTCTTCATTGAAGAGATAAAAGCGGACGTGTTTGTTGCCCCGCCTACCAATTTGGGAGGCTCCAAAGATTTCTCATATTGTGATTTCAACTGCTCATGTTCTTGCAAACATTTCGCTTTCTCCGGGGAGCCAGGAATAAGATCTTGACATTCTTTAAATTTAGCAGTCATTTGCTGCTTAATTTTGGCAGACTTTTCTGCTTGAAAGGCGGATTGTGCAGGACCGGGGCCTCCCAAAGCCAATTGTTCCGCTGCGGCTGCTTTGCTTCCTGCGCCGGCGGCGGCGCTGACGCCACCCGAAGCTCCCAAAGAGCCTCCGCCGCCTAACTCTAAATCAATATCAACCCATGGAACCGTAGCCAATTCCAAATCGCCAAAACATTTACAAACCCACTGCATTAAGGTTTCTGTGTTAAGGCGATTGTGAACTATGTCATACATCTTCCACAAGGTAGTAGTAGAAGGCACTTCTAATTTTAAATCTCTAATATAACCGGATGTAGCCACATAATCGCCAACCTGATCGGGAGGTAGATTTTTTCTCTCGTCTTTAAATTTCTTCTGATTGGCGGGATCCTCCGCAAAAAGACGTTCTAAGTCTGCCCAGGCGTCATTTTTAAATGGCGGTGGACCAACAGCGACAGGTGGCAAAGGACAGGGAGGGCCAAAAGTAAACCATCGAAAAGCTAAAGCGCCATAATCAAAATTGAACTCCCCAACGAAATCAGCATCAAATTGTCCACCCGCTCCAAAGAAATCCCATGGATCTGGCCATGGAAATGGCCCCAGTCCACACCAATTACCTAAATCTAAATTCCAAATTGATAAATTAGCATTCTCTTTACGAAGCCCTTTTAAAGAGGCAGGGTCAACTGTTTTGATGGGATAACTAAAATCTTTAACAAAGTCGTCCCAATTGGGCTGCTTGTCGTCATCCAGTTCAGCCATGACGGCTTGGTGATTAAAAATATAGTTATTATTGCTGACATCGTTAACGGGATCAGAACTAAAAAATTCTTCGACACCAATTTGCAAAACCACAGCACCAGTTTCGGGATCGACCCCTGGCATGGATGTGACAGATTTACTCTTAGATTCTGCTTCCGTCTTTATCTGCTTATCTTTTGTGTCTTCTGGTTTTTCGTATCCCACGCAGTTTGCCTCACAAGATTAATTATTAACGTTTCGAGCCACCACATAAAGCGGCTTCATATCTTCGCTGTAACCTATAACAATTTCATATTCATTTTGTTCCGTATTGTCCGGATCAATCCCATTCGCGATTAAAAGTTTTCGAAGGCTAGGGCTGAACTTTTGAAGCTTCTGGGCATTCTTCATCAAATTAACGCCGGGGACAGCCACGCCCTCTTGGTACATATCCATATGTAGTTTCGCCATTAATTTGGACATTTTTTCCAATTCAGTTTCGTATCTTTTCGGATTTAAAACTAAGGTTTTGGCAGCAGGAGGCAGATCTTTCATTTCAACACTTTTAAGCTTCCCGCCAAACTTTCGAAGCCAATCAAAATACAGTGCTCGAACTTTTACCAACATTTTCAACTTGGATCCAGGGCGTGATTCTAAATGATAATCATGAACATAAGAAGACAGAAATCCATTTGTGAAATCTTGGATTACTTTCTCATCATAGTATACATTATAATATTTAAAAAGCTGTTCATTACCTTTTAATAAAGCCTCTTTTTTTAAATCTTCCATTTCGACTTCGCCTGTACAGGTATATGGAAGCTTAACTGTAACCCAATATTCTGCTTCACCTCTGTGATAATAGGGAACCATGCCATTTTTAACCCAATTTGGAATTGCAATCCTTTCTAGGTCTGACATCTTTTCTGGGGTGACATAAAGTTTTTGCAATAATCTAGGCTTTATATCTGAAAATGGTATTAAGTATTTCTTTCTAACGTAAAAAAATCTGTCTTTAATACCCGGCCTTTGGAACGATGTATATTCATTATTTGGGCCTGGATCTACCATTTTAATTTCTGCAAAATCTTTGTTAACCCATTCTCTCACAACTTGAACATTTGTGCCGGAATTCAAATACCCCATTATGGCCCTGTTGGTGCTTAAGGTAGGCAAATTGTATAAAGCTATACCTCCCGCTTCTAGAGTATCCAACATGTGTGTTGCTTGTGGCGCACGTTTGTCTGCAGCGTTGATGTGACTAATTTCTTTTTCTTCTTGTTGTAATAAATGCGTGTGTGGGCCAACTCCGGGGGAGCCATACTGCTCCTTGCAGTTCGGGTAGCAGACGCTTTTGGCTTCCTGTACCACCCAATTGACAATTTCGTGTTGATGAAAAATGTTTGGATTATCTGGACTTACTGCTTTGTAGGCCACACCATTACCGTTGTCGTCTACATAATAATCGTGACGATGGTGTTTTGCACCTGACGCAAATTGAGACTCACCATTGACACCAACTATGTATTGTGTGCTAGACAACCCCTTATTTAGAACTTGGACAACTTTACTCTCAAACATATAACACTCTTCTTTCTTTTGATAATTAGGCCATAAAACCTTTTTATATTATTAATTCGTGTAGTTGTGTTTACTTAAAAGTCTCCCCGCCCAGCCTGGGTGGTTGGGATCTAAACTCATAGTTTTTCCTGAAGTTAGAGGCTTTATCATCTGATTAAGCTCTTGAAGCATTGTGTTTACTTTGTTTGTGACTTGTGAGGGAAACAGCAAAGACATCTCTTCTGCGGTGTTTGCAGAAACAACTGTGCTTAGTTCTATAGAGGGTAACGCTACACCCGGACCCATCCCGCACGAAGTTGTATGTGTGTGTGTCGCTAAGACCGTTTCTAAGCGCAGAAAAAGAGACCAAAAATGATTTACAATTCCACTTAATTCTTGAATACTCAAATTAATGTTATCCAAATACTTTACCAACTCATTGCCCTTAACGAGCGGCTGCATATCGGAATCATCGTTGCCTGCAACAAAGGCGATACCGGTGGTGCTTTTGACTGCTCCACCTTGTGAGTTTTCATCATCAGTTTTTGTTACTAACTTAATGCCCTCTCTCGCAATAATTCGAATATTGTCAGCTTTGAGAGCAATTGCAGATTTCGCTCTTGCGTTTCCGATATGACCCAAACGAAGGCCAAAATTAGCATCAATGTCTGTTTTTTGACTTAAGTAGATTCTTGCTGCGTCTGCTTTAAAATTAGGATCAGCTAAAATAGGGTTGCCTTGCTCATCGACTCTCTTTGCATAGTGGCCGTGGGCTCCAGCAACAATATCAATGGCTGCGCAGTGACTATCTCCCCGACCACCATAGCCACTAAAACGGCTGTGTGGACGGTCTCTCCCCAACACTATTCGGCTATTGTTTTGACCTTCCGTAACCTTTTCGTATGGAAGTTTTAGAAATGCAGGAAAGCCTTCAAATTTACGTTGGCCGGCGATGCCGGCGGTTCTTGCCAATTCCTTTTCAGAAAGATTTTCTGTTTGTTTTAAGCGTACCTTATCTGTATTTGTGTCATCAACAACTGACCGATCTCTAGAATTTGACATTCGTTACCTCTTGTATCTATGTACCAGTATCTTCCCATTTTCCATCAGCAACTATATTGGTTCGACCGCCGCCTAGGGCCATCAAATCTGCGTCAGGCTGTCTCGTGGTTGGTACATCCGGGACGCGCATTATGCCGGCACTCTTGTGAGTGAGGTATCCATAAGAAGCTTTACCATTTTTCGATCTAGATCCAAACGGTGCCATTAGATCAGAGACTTTGCGAACCGCTCTTTTTACAAATGCTGGGTAAAATGACCTTCTGTCGCTGCCGGGTGGTTTAACTCCCCCTTTCTTTGTGCCACAATTTCCACAAATCACGTGTATAAGTTGATTCTTTTCGTCGAACCATTCTACAATTTCTGTGTGCCCACCACCCTTTGGTCTTTCGATTGTCGGGTTGTTGTGTTTCGTAAGTATGACATCCCCTGGCATTGGTTTTGTCCCAGTTTGGCCAGTGGGGTCAATTGTTAAACCTATTGATTTAAGTCGGCTTTTCATCGAAGATGAACTGCCAGTGTCTACTTTTTGAATCACTTTGTTTGTTTCGTCGTCAGTGTAACCCAACTGCTCGGCAGCTTTAATAAAACAGTAATTTACAAACCTTGCACACCATGGACCATAGTCTCTTTTCGGCTTATACGGTTTTCTGCGCTGGGCAGCTATAAAGTCACCACAGTTGTCACACCCTTTGCCTTCTTTGGGAGTCTTTTTTGAACTATTTATGCCCTGTGCGACCATATAGTTTGATTCTCCATGGTATGCATCAGTAACATTATCCCAACTCGCCTTTTTTGGAGGATCTTGTCCCAAAAGTGAAATCGCTATCTTGAGGGCAACAAGGCCGATATTACTAGCGCCCTCTGGAGAACACTGTTCTGGGGTTGGTGCTTTGCATTTTCCCGGAGTATAAGAGAGGCCACCTAAGCCAACTAAGTTTGCTGGCGGCATCTGATTAAAAAGTTGTAGGGCACCTACTCCGCCACCTGCCAAAGCCAACATTGATTTGTCGATAACTTGGCCAAGATATATTGGATCTTCAAACGTAAGCTTATTTCCGAAGTCAACCCACACAATCTCTCCAGGCATAGGTTCCACTAGAATAGCAGTGCTTTTTGCCGTAAACGTGGGGTACATATCAATAATCTTGTGATTAAGGTTGGATTCGGCTCTCGTTGGCAACTCAGTTGGGACCGGCAAGGCACAGTGAAGTTCTGGAATTCTCACCTTTACTCGGACTAGCGTGTCTTGAATATTTACGATTCCGGATGCGGGAGCTTGCTGCGCAATGGAATTGACCATGGCGGTAAATCCAGTATTGTTGGTTGGTGGCTCAACCCTTAAAACAACACCTCTGTATGGCCCCATCGCACCTACGGTGTTTGGAGTGAAAACTTCTTTGATACCCTGCATGACGGTATCCATAGTGCCATCAGGCATCGCCAAGTCCGGACGAGTTCTACAAACTGTATCGCCAATTGGATTCAATTCGCCAAATTCAAATACATCAAACGGATTTGCCGTCATCAATTGGCCTCCCCGTTGATAAGATCGAACAATTCGTTCTTATCGTTATCGGTTAAACCCTCAGACGCATTACTCTTTTTTTGAAGCAATGCGGCAACCTTAACCAATTGTTCATTTGATCTTTGCAAAGTCTCAACATATTTCGCGGCAACGTTGCCAATTTCGCGGTGCAGTGTTTCGTCTTTTTGCAAGACTTTCACAACATCGCCCAAAAGATCCTTTGTAACTTTGCGATCTCTTCTTATGTTGTCGATTGCTTCTTCTAAATATTTGTCTAAGTTGCTCATATGTATAAATAGTGAATTAAATTAAATTACAAGCTCGAATCGTTCCACTTCTTTTTAAAATTTCGATAACGCTCTCTCATTTTATTCAAATTATTGACAACTTGTTTAGTATTTAATCCAGTAATTTCTCTTATATACAAGTATACTGCTTTTTTATTAAATATTTCAATACTTTCGGAACTTGAGAGAACAATTTTTACAGCTTCATAAACCTTTTTTTCGTTAGGTTTCATTGTTATCTCTTCCCAAGAGTGAATTTCTTTCCAAAGAAGGGACCAAAATTCCTTTTCAATACGTTCCTTATAATATGGATTTGTGGTAGATAGTTGATTTACTTCTATATTTTTTGGTAGGTCGTCGTAATGAACCTCTCTTTTGTTGTCGAGAGAGTTTCTTTTTACTTTATGAATGAACCAGTTTTTAGTAATAACACTAAAATAAGAAAAGGCTTTCGAGCCTCTATTTGGATCGTATTTGTCTAAAATCGTTGTTAACCAAATCTTACATTCATCTTTTAAAATATCAATGTTTGGTAGACTAGTAAACTTATAAGTGTAAATGATTTTGTCCACCATTTCACTAAATGCTGGGCCTATATAAATTGTATAAAGTTCTGTTCTTACCTTAAGATCTCTGCTAGCAGTGTAATCAATAATTGCTTGTTCGTGAACCTTTGTAAAATAATGGTTCTTATTCCGCTTCTTCCTCTTCGCGCTCATAAAAATTTTCCATCTCTTCTAATTCGTTTTCCAAATTTTCGTCAGTAAGGGTATAAATCTCACGATAATTCTTAATGCTTCCTGCCAAAGCTTTGGAGTGTCTAATTAATTCACCAATGGTGGGGTCTCCATAATAGGTTTCCATTTCGTGGACCGTTTCTAAGTGAAATGCAAATGTATCCATCTCTTCTAGTAGGCCGCCAATATTATCAGAAACAAACAATAGTTTTGACAACATCTTTTTAATATACCACACCAAAAGAGCATTTATCGTAATAGATAAAATGCACACAATCGTTAAGAATATAATCATTTGTATTCCTGATTTTGTAGAACTTTCTTTTCTTGTCTGAGGTCTTGTTTGATTTCTTCGATGTGGCTTTTGACGACCTTACCTGCTGTTTCTTTTTTAATAGCCAAGAAAGAAGCTGGTATTTTTTGAACGGTGTCTATGCTTCCGCATTCCTTACATTCATCAATCGTCTCTTTTATTGAATGCCTCGTAGTAAACGTTTCTAAACACTCAGAGCATTTGTAATCATATCTAGGCATCTTGTTCCAGTTGATCTTCCGGAACTAATTCCGTATCGAATTTGACAATTGTGGGATTCATAACCATAAGGCCAGTATCAGAATTCTTAAATTCAAATTCCTTAAGTGTCGGAACAATGTCCGACTGTTCCAAAAGGCTCTTTTGCAGTGCCATCATAACGGCGCCAATTGCTTGATCACTCAAATTCATTTTATTCTCCTTTGTTTTCAAAAACCACGATAAATTCGTGGCCGCCAGCGCATTCGCCGGGTTGAGTGTAATATATTTTCTTAAACACAAATTTGTCTTCAAATAACCTATTCACAGAATCGCCTGTAAAATAGTGTATGTGACCAGCGTCACCAAATTCCCAATTGGGGTTGGGGGACAACAATGGTCGGTGCATTGGTAATTGCAGTATCAAATATTTATCAACTATTTTGCTCATCTTGGTTGCAAACTTTTTTACATCCTCTATGTGTTCCAATACATCCAATGCAAAAACAATATCATAACTTTTCTTTTCTGGCAGATCGAGGACGTCCAAACAGCGCACATCAACCCCTGTTAGTCGCTCTCTGCTATATTCAATAGCGTCTTCATCTATTTCAATCGCAGACAATTTTCCAACATATCTTTTGATTTCCGGTATAAAATAACCACGACCGATGCCGATCTCCAAACAAGAGTCTGTGGGAGACAAAAATTCTCTAACTGCACCAATGGTGTTATTGTTGCGAACAATGCGTATATTTTCTTTTTCGTTATTAAGTTGTTCGGCCAAGCTTCCATCTTCTTTTCTGTAGTCACTTGAATGATAGTCCGATGCGTTGCCAAAGTAGTTTCTTAAAACGTGACGACATGAAGTGTTTTCACACCTATAGACATCTTTCATCTTGCCAATCGATGTGATTATGTTTTCTCCGTCCAATAGGGCCGACTGATTTGCAAACGGATGTTCTACCAAAGATTTAAAAACGTGATGATTGGGGTCGTTTTCATCTCTGTAATAAGATCTAATTATATTTGTAAATTCTCTATATTTTCCCACACCACAACAGTGACACAGCGTTGGGGCTTTTACATTATTTTCCATTAAAAAATCTCCCTGAATTTATTGCTTTATCGCAAATAAACATGTCGTACATGGGCTTGCCAACCTTTACGTCGTGAGACTTAACTCCCCA